AGGATTATCTATGCCAAAATTAAAAGGAATACGTCTACCTCTAACGTGTAGATTACGTTGGTCTTGAGTATATTGTAAATACTTAACCATACCATCTACAGCGTAATGGTCAACTCCTGGAGTTAAGATTATAGTGTCTCTCTTTTCCAATACATTATTACTAATATAAATAGTATCTATAATATTTAGTAATGATTGGCTAAGCATTTCTAAAAGAAACTTTGTAGTTTCTGGAGTAGAAGTTTCATTTACATATAAAGGGAAACCAGTATTTAAAGCTAGTTTGTTATACATCGTTTCTACGAGCAATGTTTATAATCTCCTTTATTTTAATTAGTGTTACATAACAAAAAAGCCCCCATCTCATACGAGACAGGGGTCTTACATTTTGTTTAATAATTACTTATTATTTATATAATAAGTTATTTAGTTGATTTTAGTTTCCTTCTGAGTTAGCTGGTTCTGTAGTTTCTCCAGCAGTTTGAGTATCATCTCCAGTAGTCAAATAAGCTTCGTTAGCATAAACACCTTCGTCGATAGCTCTTCTAGGGTCAGTTTCGTGCATTACAGCTCCTAAAGTAGTTGCGTTCTTAGTAGCGTTAACAGCAATAGTAAATTCATCTTGAGGAAGAGCGATGAATGCTATTACACCACTTTCAGGAGATACAACTCTTTCACCGTAAATTTCTAAACCAGTATAGTTAGTTCTGAAGTTTACAGCATCTTCTTGTTTTACAGCAGGAAGAACTTTTGAAGCTCTAGTTACTAAGTTTTTAGTACCCATAATCATTGCACAGATAGCTGGAGTATTGTCACCAGCTTTTAAAACTGTAGCACATACGGCATCGTTACCTTGAAGTTCTGGGCATTCATTTAACAAGAAACCAGCAAATTTTTCATATTTACCATTTCTGATTACATCTTCAGTAACGTCATCTACTCTTGTATATTGAGAATTCAATAATTCTCTGTACAATACAGGAGGAATGAATAATCCAGCAGTTCCTCTCAAAGGAGTAGTAGCGTTAGCTCCGAATGAATAAGTAGCATTAGAGTCAATAGCTCCAGTCTTTTTCAAGTGAGTTTTCATAGCGTTTACCAATCTGAATAAAGCTGGACCTAAGTTACCATCAGTATCAGCTGTTAAAGTGATAGGGTTAGCAATAGTACCAATGTGAGGAATATTGTCATTTTGCAAAATCATTTCGATAGTTTCTAAGTTATGAGCTTCTCTCATTTTAGTAGCTACCATTGCAGTCAAAGCACTTTCGTGGTTCCATTTATCTTCTACTCTATCGTAAACAGAAATTTGGAAACCATATTTAGCTGACTTGTCAATAACCATCATATCATTTTCAAACTTCAATAAGTCTAATGCTGGTTTTGCATCATCTTTAGCTCCGATAACAACTCTTACAGAGTTAGGGTCTATAGCAACAACTTTAACTGTATCACCAGTTCTAAAGAAATCACCTTCATAATCTCTGTTAACCAATTGGTCTTGAACATCACATTTTTGTTGAGCAAGTTGTAAGTGTAACTCATCCGCAATAAAGATGTTCTCTTGTTTTGCTACTCCATCAGCTCCGATGTTGTTAGTGTCAATAATTTGTCCTTGTGCGTTTCTTTGTGCCATTTTAAAATCTCCTTTTTATTTTGTACTACACATCTTATCTCGACCTTTTACCCATACTCACCAAAGTATCCGCTATCGTTGCGACTCTGCCATAAGATGAATATAAGTAGATAAGATAAACATATTTATATTATAACTTAATTTTGCAACTTTTTCAAGTCTTTAATAATATTGTGCCTTAGACTCTTTAATTTCTTTAATCTTATTCACAACTCTCATAACTATAAGGTTTTTAGGATTAGTACATCCTTCTTTAAAATCTCTAAGTGCATAGGCAGAAGAAACTTTAATAATTTCTCTCATAGTTTGAGAACTTGGTATTCCCATACTTGCCATAGCAGTTACAGCTATGCTTGCAATAATTTCACCTTGTACTTGGTCAACTTCAGTGAGGTTAAGGTCTTTAATTTCATCTATTTCTTCCTTAACAACATCCAAAGTTCCCTTAGGAATTTGTGATACTACTTTAGCTTCTCTTTTAAAAAACTTTTTAATTTTATCTAGCATTCTAAATTCCTCTTCTCTTTCTTAAAGCTTCCAATATTAAATCTCTATGTTCAGCGTGGAAGGCTAATCTTTCCTTTTCTGGTTTAGAGTAATATAAATCTAATACATTACTAAGAGTTACTTCAGCTCCTTTAGGAGGAGTTCCAGGTGCTACACCTTTTGTAAAATCTTCCAATTTTTTACCTTCAGTTTTAACTACCTTTTCTCCCTTTGGAGTTGAGTCAGTTGTTTTCTTTTCTTCAGCAGTAGTTTTTTGTGTTACGTCATCGTCCACCTCTTCGGGTTTCTGCGTAACTTTTTCTGGATTTTTACCCACAAGCATTTTTGCTCTGGCTACAGCTAATTCAACCTTACCGTCAATATCATCATCTAAATTCTTTATACCAGCTTCATTCATAATAATAACAAAAGTACTAGCAGACTCTTTTAATTCCTCTGGACTAAGATTATACTTTTTCATCTTGCTACCAGCTATTCTGAATACAATATCATCTCCAGTTTTTTGAATAGTTGCTTGGATTTTATTTAAGAAATTTTGTTCTTCTGTTTGTGCGTTAGTTAAGATGTTAGTTAATATTCTAAATTTAGCTGGGTTATTAGCTCTTAATTCTTCTATATTATCGTCTACAGAAATACCATATTTAGCAAACTCATTAAGAACTTCATTTTGTAAAGCTATATTGAAATTATCATATTCTTCTTGTTGATTACGAACTAGAGTTTGAAAATCACTTATTGCAGTTTGAGTTTCCTTTTCAAATTTTAAATCTTCTAACTCTCTTTGTAAATTTTCAATATCTGGTGCAGGTGCTTCTGTTACTGGTTGTTCTGGTTCTTCGGTCGGTACTTCCGTTTGTACATCTTTTGGTACTTCTGTGGATTTTTCTGTATCATCTGAAGGAACTTCTTCTCCAGGTTCTCCTCCTTCGTCTTTTTCATCCTCCACCTTCTCAGTGCTATCAGGCATCTTATCATTTCCTGATAATTCTTCTTTATCATCTGTTTCTTTAACAGTTTCAGAACTGGGATTTTCTTTTATTAATTCCTTTTCTTCTTGCTCTTTTACTTCATTAACAATAATTTGTTCTTCTTTTTGTTGTTGTTCTAATTCTTCTTTGTTTAATTCATCCATTCGTTATTCTCCTTTAAAGTTATTTACTATTCCATAATATTCGATGTAATCTTCACTTTCTTGTTTTTTCTTAGGGAAGAATGTATATTTATCATAGCCTCCATCTTCTCTTCTGATGGATAAAGAAATGAAACCACCGTGGTCGTTTTCTTTACGTTTAATATAAATTCCTTGAGCGAATTCTACATCTGTTTTCTTAGTTGTTTTCTTTGAATATGCCATTATTGTATACCTCCTTCTGGTTCATTATAAGCATTCATTATTTCTTGTACCGCTTGGTCGCCTTGTACTTGTTGTTGTTCTGGAACTTCTTCAGTTGGACTTCCTTGAGGAATATCGTTCATATCGTTTCCTTGTTCTTCTAACAATTGTAATATATTATCAGCATCGGTTAATCCAGCTTTTGCCATTATGTATTTAATAGCAACATCCATATTACCACTTTCTGAAGCCCATTGGAACATAGGTTGTGATATAGCTGGCATTCCTAAAATGCTCATAAGTTTCTGAAATTCTCCTTCAGTGTCCGCTTTACTAGCTCCAGTTGATATAATTACCATTAAATTAGGGTTAGAATAAATATCATCTAAAGGATGATTTACAGCTAAAGCAAGTTCTCTATTGAAAGCATAGAACGAACTTATTAAAGGTAATAAGAATTTATAACTGAAACTATCAGTTTCTACTCTCATTCTAGCGTTAGCTTTTTGGAATAATATCTGTGACTCTTGTGCAGTTCTTACAGAACCAGTAGTATCTCCAGACATATATTTGTTCAATCCCAACATTTCTTTTTGTTGATTAAGCACGAGATTTAATAGGTTAATTCCGTTAGGTGATATTTCAGGTGGACTGTACCATTCAGGTTTAGTGCCTATACCATCATTGTATTCTAATTCTCTAGTATTTCTAAAATGCTGTAAAGCATTAGGAGCTATAGAACCATTCGTGTATAAGAACACAGGATTACTTACTTCATCCATATTAGATAAGAATAAATCTACACATTTATTTGCTAATCTGTTCAAAGGAATAGCACTTGCTAGAGGAGATACTCCTCTATGTGTTTCTCTATCTACAATATATGGAGCGTAAATAATTTGTAAACTGTCTACACCATTATACTCTATTAAACCTAATTCACCTTCTACTGTCACCGCTTTAATATTTGTTAATAACTTACCATCGAGAGTTACATAATCCCCCATATAAGTTAAAACTTCTATTTGCTTTTCAGCAGTTTTTGAATAACTTCTATTATCAGAACCAGTTGCACTAGTACCAGCATAAATGTAAGGATAACCTAATCCTCTATTGCATTGCTTTCTAATAATAGCTCTTTTATTTTCTTCTGTTAATAAAGGATAGTTTGTTTTATCCGTTAGTAATTCTCTAGCAGAAATCCAAGTTCTAATTATTTTAGGACAAGCTTTAGGATTATTTTTATAATCTATAGCATCCACATAAAAGTCAAGAGGGTCTATAGTTTCAACCTCTAAATCTTCATAGGTTACTCCAGTCTCAACTTTAAATTGCATTATTTCTTTGCCAGTCTCTAAGTCTGTAACTGTTTCCTTTTCTCTATATCTCTCTGTAGTCTGTTTCATTTTAATAAATGCTACAGCTTCCCCTTTGAGTATCCAATCAGCTAAAGTCTTATCTGTTAGCTTTTCAATAAGTGCTATACTCTTAAACTGGTCAGTCATAACTTTCTTTAATTGAGGAGCTAACAATATTGAATTAGGGTTTCTTCCTTCAATTTCCATTAAAGCAGAATATCCTGGTAAACAAGCTTCTATTAAAGATGACTTATAAACGTTAAACAATTCTTTTAAAAATGGATATCTTTCTTTCTTGTCAGTACCTGAAGCACCAGTAAATATAGTTCTATAAAGTACATTATAGACACTATCCATATCAGATAAATGACCTAAATCATTTTTTCTATCTACTATATACTTCCTAATTTCATCTTTGTACTTCGTTAAATCGTACCAATTTTCTTTAATTTCCACGTTATCAGCGTGGCTTCCTCTTTCGGTCATATCCTTTAACTCCTTTCATTACGTAATAGATTTATATCTAACTTGATAGTGCATAGGATAACTTATGGCATCTATAGGGTGTATTAAATACCTCAATTTATCATCTCTTTGTATTTCTGTATCGGAAGGTATTTTAAGTCCTCCGTTACTTAAATGGTTTCTACAACTATCAAAGTTGAATAATAATTTTTTGCAACTACTATCTACGAATAATCTTCTTTCACCTTTACTATTTCTAATCAATCCTCTTAGGACCGCCAACCTCTCTTTGATTAAAGGGTTAGAATTTTGTAATCTAGTAGTGCAATTATATCCTTTTTTAAGAAAATAATTCAATATTATACCATAATCAGAACCGTTAGTTTTCTTCTGCTTGCCAGAAGCATCTCCCATAATTTTAAAATTCTTTGTTCTATATTCATCTATTGCTATTTGTGCGACTTTGCACATATCGGAAGTTGTTATACTATCTTCGATTAATTCTCTTAATACATACCAACAATCATTGTAATGCTGTACTAAATACCAACACATTGGATTATAGTTAAAGTCACAAGTAAGTATTAAATCTTCCTTCGGGTTATACGGTATATTGTCACGAATATTAAATTCATTAAAATCAGGAAAAGCAACAGTGTTATCATAATCTACATCCTTTCCTTCTATAAGTTCCTGATTTTGGTCTTTTGAATATGCTTGTTCCAACATTTTAACATATCCAGGATGCAAGAATATATTATTCTTTGTTGAGGACCTTATGTATCTGTATCCTTCAGTTCTCGTTTTAGGATTTATAAATCTCTTATATATCCAGCCTCTTAATCCACCTGGGTTAGTATGTATAAACAAGCTATAATGGAAGTGGTCGTCCCATTCTGGTCTTATTGTTTGTCTTAAACGTGATAGAAGTACATTGAACGCATTTTCATCAATTAAAGAACCTTCTTCAAATTCTACAAAACCTAAGTTATAAGACCTGAACTGTTCAGGATTGGCTAAAGTTCTAAAATAAACCTTACTACCGTTAATAAAATTTAATTGAGTTTTTCTATCTGTCCACCAATAATGAATACCTTCAACCATACCCATAGTTTCAAGATGTTCAATATATTGAACTTTAGTAGTATTATCAATTAAATCTTGTGTATTAGCTCCTACAAATCCTTTAATGCCAGGATACTTAAATACTAAGAAGAGACCTTTAAGGCTTCCACACCAAGTTTTTCCTGCTCCATATCCACCTTGGAAAGTGGCGACATCTACGCATACTTCTTGAGGATTATGGAATTTTTCTTCAGGAACTCCGAATAAAAACTCAGCTTGAGTCGGCAAAAGATAGAATGTTGTATTTTTAATTTTCATATCCTTCCTGCTCCTCTGTCATATTTATACTAAGCAAATCTTCCAAGTCCTCAATCATCATTTGTCTATTAGAATATTCATAAATAATATATTCAAAGATATCTGAGTCATTAGTCGATACTATAACATTCAAATGGTACAAATCAGGATTGAATGGTTCTTCATATACTGTAAGAACTTCCGAAAATTTACTTTGCCATTCCTTTTGTAGTTTTACCTCTTTAGTGTAGCCTGAGATTAAAGTATTTAAAAAAGATAAATCCGCTGGACTTAAATCTTTTATTTCATATTGATATTGCATTATTTTTCTATATCTCCTGGACTTATACATTTTGCTATAAATCTACAAGCTCTTCTGTTATTGTAATTATCATCTATCAATAACACATCATAATTCCAATATAAGTTGTGGAAAATCCATTCTTGTTTATCCCTTGGAGGATAAGAACTTCCTAATTCTACCAATTCCCAATTTATCCAGGGAGGTAAAATATTTTCTAACATTTTTGCTAGGAATTTACTAGGTCCTCTAGCTGTTAAAAAATAAACATATTTACTTTCTTTTAATGCTTCTACAACAGTATGATTTATTTTATATAAATGAAATACTTGCTGGACTTTACCTAAAAACTTTCCTACCATTGGACTTTGAAACTTCTCCCAAGTCCAATCCATTAAGTCAGTCATCCAACCAGATATTAGTGTATTATCTATATCGCATACTGTTATATCGTAGCGAGATATTTCTTTAATTCTCATTGCGTAATTCCTTTTTGATAATACGTTGTATTCTATTCTTCAACTTAATATTGTTTGAACATACACATTGATGAGTTAGCTTAAATTTTTTACTCACTTCTAAAGAGTTGTATCCTTCTAAGCAAAGGAAAAACATAAGTTTAGATTTATTCGATATCCTCTCAAAATCTTTGTGTTTAGTGATTATATTGTACACAAGTTTCTTCATTCTTCTATTGTCGAGTTTCTCAATGTAATCTTCTATGTAATCCTTACCAGGTATAAAATGTAATTCCCCATCATTTGTTCTAGTGCTTTCTGCCATTTTTTCTAAAGACAAATACCCTTCGAATAAGTTAGCATCAATTTCGCCTTTATAATATTTATAATTAGGTATTCTAATTAGAGAAGTTGTATACTTATTCAAAATACTTTCTACAGCTTTCTTTGGAGCGTATGTCAATAAAAAGTTTCTTAAAGACATTCTCGGATTATTTTTATACTTCTTAGACAAGTAACTACTTGCTATAAATATTTCTTGTTGCACATCTTCATAAGTTAAAGAATTTTTGTTTATTCTATATAATTGTAACAAAGTCTTAGCTTTACTAAGCATTACCTTCATATAATTATTAGCTATGATGTAAGCTTCTTTTTCTTTATTCATTAATTATATTCCTAAAAATCTCCTTGTTCTTTCTATGTAATTAGGGTCATTAAATTTTTTCTTATGCCTTTCATCTTTATGCTGATAGTAATTAGTTTTCTTAGCCATTTCGTAAGCACTTTCAAAACTTAATGTATAATATGCAAGCTTTTTAAGTAAACTTGCATCGTGGTCAGATTGATTTACTGTAGACGGTTCAGCATCTATAAGTTCTATTAACTTGGTATCTTTATAACCACATCCTCTTAATGTACGCATATCCTCAACTGGAGTTCTTCCAGCTAAGAAACTGTTCTGTAACTGTTCCATATCTTTAATAACTTTTCCACTAAATACAGTTTTAACATCTTCAACAAAATTATTTTTAGGTTGGGAGTCTAGATATTGTTGATATAAGTTATCAATTAAATCATCATATTTTCCAATCTGCAAATCAATTTCATTGAAATCTATAGTTGTAGAAACTATATGTCTTAAATCGCTATACATTTCTAAATCACTATGTTCATCATCACTGAAATATTTTTTAATTTTGAAAGTTTTATATTGCTTTTTAGTTAAGAAATAAATATGTCCACCTTTACCGCTAAAACTCTCTTCTAATTCATCATTTGAAACATTTTTAAGAAGGTCTTTAGCTGGTTCAGTTAACTCTCCGTCACTATCTTTATAACCATCAAGGTCTAAGCAATTTAAGTAAACCCCTGGTTTCACTTCTCC